ACCGATTTGATTGTTTGGAATTATATTGCCACTTCTTGAACCCATTTGCAAAATCTCAGGCCCTTTTTCTCCAACAAGATAAGCACCACCAGCAGATACTGGACCTCCTCTTTCTCTTTTAAATAAATTACTGAAAAATCCACCTAACCCTTTATCTCCAAATTTATCAAAAGCACTTTCTATTGAAACTTCAATAAGTTTTCTTTTGATGTTATTTAATACACTAACTGCTGCTTGTCCAAAAGTTTGAGTTCCCAAAACGGCATCAGTAAGATTAGAAACAATACCCTTTTCTATACTTTCACCAATTTTATCAAATTTATCGTTTAACTTTTCTACAAGTTCAGCTTGTTTCGTTAAATTTTCATTTGTAATAATATCATTTCTAATTCTTTCTATTTGTGTATTATTTAAATCACTAATATTTAAACCCATACTTTTTATTTTTTCGTCAATAGCCTGTTCTAATAAAAATTCTTCTTCTTTACCAGCAATAATAGCTTTATTTAATTCATTTTCTTTTTGTAAATCTGCTAAACCAGCAGTAATTAATTTATTTGTATTTATTCGTATTTCATCTTTATCTTTCTCTAAAAGTAAGGTTTCAGCAATTTCCTTTTTTTGTGATTTTAAAGCATTTATCTGGTCATTAATATCTTTAACTCTTTGTCTTCCTGCACCACTTCTTTGAGCTTCAAGGTCAGCAATTTGTTGATTAATATCTCTAAAAGCAGGAGCATTAGGATTTTGTTGAATAAATTCTCTAGTTCTACCAGGAGTTACAAAAGTTTCTTGAATCCCACCCAAACTTTGATTTAACAACTTTGCAACTGCTGCTTGTACTCTTGTAAAAAATAAAACAGTACTATTTGTTAAATCTTGAAAAGTTTCACCAAATTCTTTTAGTTCCTGTACATTTTGATCACCTATTTTATCTCCCATCATTTCTAAAGCAGCATTTAAAGCAGCTTGTTTACCTTCAGTTTGTTCAATAATCTGTAAACGTTTCTGTTCTGTTGTTCCTAATATTCCCATCTTTTCAGTTAATTTTGTTATATCAGGATTTAATGCATTCATAGCCTGACCTAATTCACCGATAGCAGTAACTCCGCTTTGTATACCAGTAGCAATTGCAGTTCCAGCTAAACCTCCTGCAAAACCACCCATCTGACCACCAAATCTTCCCCCTAAAAATCCACCAGTAGCACCACCAAGAGCAGCAAATGGACCTTGTCCAAATAACAAAGGAAATACACCACTAATTACTGCACTTGATATAGCACCACCACCTCTTCCACCGCCTCCAAATCCACCACCTCCACCTGTTCTTGGGATTGTTTGTGTAGCAGCGTTTGCTTTGTTTGCTTTTATCTGTTTAGTTCTAACACTTAAAATTGCTTGATCTGCTTTTAAAATTTTGTTTTTTATAGCTAATTCTTGATTTAAAATTTTTACAGCACTACCAATGCCTTTAATACCTCTTTTGTTTAGAAGATCAACTTTTTTATCTAACTGCTCTGTCTTTTTTAAAGCCCTATCCAATTTGGATTGACCAATAACTTTAAAATTTATATTTACACCGTAATTAGCCAAAGCAAATACAAAACTTTATTTTAGTGTACCGCTTTTATAGTTTTCTTGCTCGTGATTTATCCTTTGCATTTTGTATTGCTTTTTCTTCGTAATCTCTTTTTAACTCATAGTAAGCTATCCAATTAACAAACTCTTCCTGTGTCAATTTATCTGTCAATTCTTTGATAGTCATTTTTAATTCTGTAGCTAAAAAGAACAAAAAAAACCAATCATTTTTAGCTTTTTAAATCTGCCTTCGCTTCCTCCAATTTATATTCACTACCAGAATTTAACATTGCAAGTTGAATATCTTGTAGAGTAGATGCGTTTACTTCTCTCCTTAAGGAAGCTTTATGACCATCTTGAAATAATCTTTTACCATTTTTATCAAGTGCTTTCTGTATTAGCAGATTTAAAGCAAATTCATCATTACTAGAATCTAAACCATTTTTTGATTGACCAATAATTGATTCTCTTTCAGCAAGAGTCAAAGGATGCCAATAGATTTCTAAAATAGTTTCATCTCCATCTTTCAATTCATAAAGATATTTCTGCTGAACACCAAATTTGTTCTTTAGAAGTTCAATAGCTTCCATATAAAATTTATTAAATATTATATTAGTATACTAGGCGTTAGCAGAGAATTGGCAAGATATTACACCAATAAAATGACTTCTGTCTTCGATTTCAAGAGGAGTAGGACCGTTTATATCTAAAACTCTAGGAGTACAACTAAAAGTATCAGTATAATCAGAAGCATTAACAGAAGTAAGACCATCAATTACTGCTTCAGAAATAGCAGATAAAACTGAAGTACCTTTTGATTTAGGAACATATACATTACATTGAATTACACCAGCATAATAATCTGAACTTGCACCTTGATTTTGTAATGTTGATTGTGTGAAATCTAAACTCATTAAAATATATTTTGTACTTTTTCCTGGAGTTGTAAAATGAACATTGTCATAAACCATTTTTACTGTGTTATCTGCTGCTGCTACAGCATCAGTAACTGCCTTTTCAAAAGCTGCTCTTGCATTAACTAAAGTCATTTAGAAAACTCCGTATACTTAACACCTGTCTGAGAAGAACCAAAGCCTCCAGTGGTACTACCACCAACAAATAATCTTCCTTTATCTGACATGGTTTCTTTTATCATTTTACCTAAAGAACCTTGAATAAATAATTGAGTTTTACCTCCTTCAAGAGCATATACAGCATATTCAGCTTTATTACCAATGAATACTGGCCTTTTGTAGTTAAATGCTCTTTTTACAGGAAATCTGGGTTGTACTACAGGATTAAGAGGTTTGTTACCACCTGTACCAGCAAGAAATGCTGTCATAGCTTGTTTTTTAATCCCTGACCAAGGTTTAAAATTTTCTACTTTATCTATTGCTTTTACAGGAGTCCCTTGAGCCACCCAACTAGACGCAAAGAAACCTGTATAAACAGGACTACGTTTTTTTGTAGATAACTGCGTGTGAACTTTTCTTATAAGAGCATTAAAATCTTTAGATATCTTCATATCTAAATCTTTAGGAAGTTTTCTTACATCTCTTATAGTCATTAGAACCTTACAAGAATAATAAATAAATAAACTTGCCCACCTTTCTTTGTATCAATATCAACTATTTGTGCAACTCTATTTGACCCACCAAAACTTAATGTAATTTCATCATCTAAATCTGCTTGATTATCTCCTATTAGATCAGGAGTAATATATAATTTTGCTTCTCTCATTTCTTGTGCACCTTCTTCTTCAGAACGAACAAAAGATATTGGTACATCTATGTTATAAGTTGTATCAGTTGTAGTTAAAGCACCTGTAGAAGTGTTGTAAGTAGGAGATGCCTTTTTTGTATAAGTAATACTATGATCTAAAGATTCTCCTAGTTGAGCTACAACAGTTTGAGCAACATCTCTAAATAATGAGTCAAGTTGACCTGCCATTATCCTCTAACCACCCTAAGTTGAAAACTACCTGCTCCACCAAGTACATAAGCTCCTAAATAACTTTGTAACCAAGGATAAACATCAAATACATTATTTACAGATCCAGTTCCCTGACTTTTAGTATTGTATTTAACTTGTAAATCACCTAACTTAACTTCTTCAAAATTACCATCAGTTCCACTACTACCAATAATTGCATCAGTATCATTTGCTAAAGCAAAAGCTAATTCAAACTGTGCATATTTAATATTCTGAGGAATCAGAGTACAAGCTAGTTCAACTCCATCAACCTGATAATTAGTTCGAGGGAATTTAAGAGCTTGGTCATCATCACATCTATCTCCATAATAAACCAAAGTATCAATCCATCTTGTAGCTGATATTAATGCACGATTCTTTTTATCATCCTGTTTATTATCCCATTGCGTAGAACTTGGGACAGTTTCAAAGTATGCGTCTGCTTCAGCTAATGTGACATAGCTATTAGCATTTGCTCCTTTAATTGTTGCGTCTATAGTAGCTGCCACGATTGTTTAGTAATTTATCTGTATTGTAGCGTAAAGAAAAAACCCCACCAATATTTTGATGAGGTTTTTGATGACCACATTGAAATTTTAACTATTAAAGAGTTGTGTTATCAAGTGGTGTGTTAACTGTTAACTGAACAATAGGAATTAAGTCTGCATCATATGTTAATGCCCACTTAGCTTGTGCTCC